TGGTAGTGTCGTTTATTGCAACTATCCTTTTTGAAGCATCTATCAAGGCATACTTTCTCATTCGCTCAATCCACACTGGGTCTTGCTTGAACTCAGGGCTAGGCATTTTCTTCAATCCCGAATAGGTAGAACGTGCAAAGCTATCACCCACCTCTGTATAGAGTTGAACAAACGCTTCTTTGATTGATTCTTCTCTTATTTCCTTTCTCAGCTCACCTATCGTTCCTGCGTTTTCAAATATCTTTAACTGCTCCCTTATGGCTTTTCTAAATACTCGCTCGTACTTATTATCAAAGGATTCTCTTTTCCTATCAAAGGCTTTCCAATACTCAACCTCGCCCATCTTGTCAAGATTGAAGGCTTTGTCCTTCTCTCCCTCGTAGTATGCAATGCACATTGCTACCGCTTGGTCGGGTTCCCGACCTTCGGCTACGACTTCAGGAATACATCTATCTAAGAAGTCCTCTCTTGATTCACCCTGTCTAGGATCAGGCATTTTCTATTTCTTCAATCTTCTTTTCAGCCCATCTTCTCATGGAATCCCCTCCCCAGTAGGCATACGATATTGAACCGCAGACTGGGTTGCCATCCTCATCTTCAAACGAGCCTGTGTCGTATGTTTTAGCTCTCGATAGGAAGCTGAATGTTCTCTTTACAACATCGTAGCTGATCGGCTCTTTCTTGCTGATTTGCAAGGCTCTTGCTCGACCTGTGGCTGTCGCACAATCATTCGGATTTTCTTCTGTGTACGCAATGGCTCTTTTCGCAGTATTGACTGCACTCTGAGGATAGTCTGTAAACGTTCTCTTAACTGCATACTCTTCTAGTTGTTTTTCGGTTTCTTGCGTTGCCCCTAGTGGTAGGAGTCCAGCAGGTACAAAGAACTGGTCCATCACAGGGTCGTAGTCATAACCCATAGCCTCACGTTTCTCACTACCTGTCAACCACCAAGCATCCTTAACCTGCTCCATCACCGCCTTCATGTCGGCTTGTAGTGCTGGTACGCTTTCTAAGTCATAATCAATGTAGAATTGTCCGCCAGTCTTTTCGTTGTATCTGCTAACAAGCCATCTGTTCAGCTCATCTCGGAATGTATCTAGCTCAGGTAGGACTTTCTCATAGTAGAGAGCCTTACGTGCTTCCTTGACGTTGTTATATACCTTGTTATCAGGGTCGTTTAGTAGTGCCGAGTTGATTTGGTAGATGTTACATAAATCTCTAAGCGTGAACTTCTGCGACTCGATAATGTTCATATCGACCGCACTCATGCCTATTTGCTTCCAGTCCATGTTAGCCCCTGTAATTACAATGCGACCACGCTTGTGCGGACCGCCATACTTCTTGTAATACTGATTCTCTAACTGACTGGCTTGTTCTTCGGTCATGGAGTCAGGGTCGACCGCCAGGATACCCATTGCTCCGCTATTCTGTAATAACGCTGTCTGTGCTGTGTACGCATCGTTTGACTGTCTAACCACTCTAGAACCTGCGTGTAAAGGAGATAAACCGTACAAGTGAGAGCCAGTACCCTCATAATCAGGACTCCAGTATTTCATGTGTAATACTTCCTCAGGCTTGAAGTCTGTTCTTCTTGTACCTATCTCTAAGCTGTACCCAGTAACTACCGAGTCGCCCCCCTTTCCTGCTCGTACCCTCATGTATTGAGAGGGCATAGCATACAGCTCGTTAATCAATCCTGCGTTTGCCCCATTCTCAAGAATAACCCCATGCACGTAAGAGTTCCCTGTTATCAACTTAAAGCCCATCACGTTTTCAATAAACTCACCCCAGCCCTGCAACTCGTTAGGCTTCTCGAGTAATTTGTAGAGCTTGTTGTTAGGATCGTGTACCTCTTGTAGTCCTTCGTTCTTGGTCTTTAGTACCTTCTCAAAGTTGTATTGCTTCGCCTCGCTTGGAAGCCTTCTATACTTACGATACTTCGCCTCATCGCTTACCTCATATAATACCCATGATACAGAACGCATTGCATTCGTAATCAGGTTAACAATCGAGTAAACATCAGGGTTAATCATGTACCCCTTATAGACATTCTCTCTGTCGTTCTCAGGGTTAAGAATAGGATAGTTCGTACCCACGAAGTCTAGTAAGGCGTTGTTCATCTTGTCCGCCTTAAACTCCATTCGTGCCTTCTCTGCTTCCTTTGTTACTTTGCTAGGTAGCCCCAGCCAGTCTAGATAACCCATCCTGTATTGTGTTTTAGCATTAGTTCGGTGAAGCCCCACACCAGCGCATCTATTCTATCGGGTGATTCCTTATGCGTTGGATTCCATGTCGTCATTTGTAGCTCTAGTTCAGGAAAGTTTGTGGTGTGATATATTAAGCCCTGCTCGTATAGAGAAACAATCGGCTCGGCTCTTACTGCCTTGCCTCTCGTTGCTCGAACTGCTTTGTAAGATACCGAATTGTCGGCTTGTCTGATAATTGCCTCAATCATGTCGCCTCCGTTGTTCACCTCTCCCACAACTCTATCGGCTTTCCACTTACGATACAAACTCAATGCAACATTCGCCCACTCATTCGGTGAGTACGTTCCGGACTTATCCTCTAAGACATATCCCTTATTACCTGCCTTGCCTACTACTACGATACCAGTTAAATCCGAGTTCTTATTACTTGTTACCGCAGGGTCTATCGCCACCACGATTCTATCGTATTGCTCAACTGTTCCCCTCTTGATAATGTCCCACGTCCATAGTGCCTCATCGTCATCTTCGTAATGTTCGCCAAGAAAGTTCCTGCTGTATTTAGCAAGGTTTGTTTCCTTCGTGAACTCTGCCATGCGTAAGAACTGGTCGTTGAGATTCTTCTTGTTATCCTCGTATGTCGTATGGATATGGGTCGTGTTCTCGCCCTGCTTGAAAAAACGTTCATATTGCCACGAGCCTTTGTGTAGTGCGTTGGAGATAAGTATAACCCTGTTCTGTATGCCCTGTTTACGGATTGAAAGGTCAATCGTGTCGAAGCTCTCCTCATTAGGGTGTTCCTCAAACTCCTCATAGACCCATGTGGTAATACCCTGCAACGATTTAAGGTTGGCGGTTTGGTTCCCACTTGATGTCTTGATCCCCGAGAATAATATCTCCGTGCCTGATGCTTTATTGATAATAGCGTCTTTCGTGATATGGAAGTCGTTCTCGATTTCACAGATTTTTAGCTTCTCAACAAACTCAGGTATGATGGATTTACTAGCACTTGTAATGGTGTAGCGTGTGAATAATATCTTATGCCCAGGGTGGTAAGATAAGTGCGCAACAAACAACGCAACCGCAAACGACTTGCCCGAGCCTCTGCCCCCACTTAGATAGATATACCTATCCTTCGCCTCCCCTATCTTGCGGAACTTGTGATGGAGTTCGATTTCATTCATCCGTCCACTTTATGCGAGTAATAATCTCGCTATTGCCTGTGGTTTCAAGCTCTTGTTTAGGCTGTCCGTAGGCTGAATCCATTAGGGCTTTATAGGCTGACGTATCACCTTTAAGGGCTTTGCTTATTAACGCAAGGGTCATCTTATCCTCTACGGTCATATCCTCCGTGTCGCCAGTCATCGGGTTTTTGCCCTTGTCTAGTGCTGTCAACCACTTCTTAATGATGGTACTACGGTTCTTTGAGCCTTTGGGTCGCCCTGCTGGGTTTCCTGATTGCCCTTTCTTAAACGGTTTTAGATTATCCTGACCAGCCACTGAAAACTCTCTGTTGATTTATTTCATCTTTGCTTTCACGCCCTTGTTCTCCAGCTCTGAATAGAGGCTCATTTGTTCCTCCTGGGACGTACATTCGATTAGGATATTATACGAGATTTGCTCCTCAGTTTCTTCTTGTTGGTATGGTATGTCCAATCCCCATCCATAGAGTTCGGTTTCGTTCCATTCATTCGCCAAGATTTCCCAATCCCAATCTCCTCCTGAGATGTTATCCTTTATGATAAACTCCCTTTCCTGCTCTTTCGTAATGTTATCGGCTACGACCACAGGCACTTCCTTATATCCTGCCTCCTGACACGCTCTGAATCTCATGTTACCTCCTAAGATAACCATGTCTTTGTTTACGACTATGGGTCGAAGGTCAAGCATCTCAGGAAACTCCTTTATAGAGTTAACCAGTTTCTTGAAGTTCTCATCTCTGATTACTCTAGGATTGTCAGGATTAGGCTTTATGTCTGTTAGCTTTTTGTATGTCATATCATGTTATTTGTGGGCAGGTGGGAAACCCCACCCACCCTTATTACTATCCTACAATGCGTCCATCCATAATGCGGAAGTTCTGCACCGAGTAGTTATCTCCATCTACGTCTACAATCGCTCCGCCATGATTCCACTTTGTATAAGCGAAAGGTCGATACATTGGCTCTAAATCACATAAGCACCCAGTAGAGAAACACGCTGTTTGCTTTCCGTTTAAGTTACCTTCGTGGTGTGAACTGGTTTGGTGGTTATGTCCTGCAATCACAGAAGTCTTGGCTCTTAGGAATAGACCTCGTGCAGGGTTTACCGGACTGAATATAGATTGCCCGAACTCATGCCCATGTACTACGTTAAGGTGTCCGAATAAGGCACGTTGCTTACTGTCTATGAGCGGAATGTCCAAATCATCCAGTCCTAGCACGTCTGATATTTGAAACCTGTCTAGGTTATATAGCTCAGGAGCGTTGCCTAGTAAGTACGAGTTCCACCTGTCCTCATGGTTGCCCAGCTTGTAGTAGATGTCCACGTTTAGAGCTGATAATCCCTCTAAGAACTCCCTCACCATATCCACTTCAACAGGCACGGTCTTAATGTTAGGATCCTTCTCCCATCGGCTGATCTTCGCAAAGTCTATCAGGTCGCCATTGATGTAAATACTATCTATGCCCTCTTTGAATCCATAGTCTAAGGCAGTATTGATAGATTCTAAATCGTGGTAAGGTATATGAAGGTCTGAAATAAGTAACACCTTCTTGTTATGCTCAGGAAGTTTCCATGCCTCTTTGGCTAGTTTATCTCCTTTCTTGATGTACTGCTCCATGTACTCCGAAGGCTTCATCTCCTCTCGGACAAACTTCTCTCTTGCTTTACTTCTATGGTGTTTACCCAAAGCCCCCCTTCTGTACCTTATGGCTCTGCGTATGTTTTCTAGCTCATCAGGATTGAACAGCCCTGGATTGTCCACGATGATCTTTCGTGCTAGTGTCCTGTTACCGAAGTCATTCGGCATCGTTTCCATGTACTTCTCGATAACATCTACTTGTTGCTTAGTCATAGTATTCCTCTCTGTTTCGCTTGATTAGTTATTCGGTTGTAGAATGGGTGGTCCTCATAAATGAGTCCGAGCTTACCCATATTCTTTACTGCTCTCTCGATTTCTTCATCGCTCCACTCCTCAATCGTTCTCTCGTGCTTGGGTGGTAATTCCTTGTTCACTCTAAAGGCTTCTTTTAGGTGTGGTCGACTAGCGAACTCCTTGAAGGCTATCGTAAGCCCTCGAATGTTTCGATACTTCATATCCACGCCTCCGTAGATAACATCCTTCATAAATGCCCTGAGCATTAAATCCACGTCCGCCTCATTGGGGAAATAAGGATTATCTGTTACTAGTTGATTAAACACCTTCACGATCTTGTTCCTGGTGTTTTGTTTTTTTAAGGCTTCGACCTCTTTGCCAAGTCCTATGTCTTTCAGGAACTGATAGAAAGTGTTCAACAATTCTTCGCTCGGTTGCTGGGTCGTTAAGTCTAGCTTTTGCATTTGCTTGTAGTATTAGGGTTAGGGTTAAAAAGAATAAGGCTAAGTAATGGCTATCTAGTATGATTAGAATCCATACATGAATCCAGCTCAGGATTAGTAGGTATTTCAAAATATATCCTCCTCGTCTTGTCGGTTCAGATACCGCTCAACTTTCTCATCATTCCTCCAAAAGGCGTTCCAGTTAGGCAGGTATTCCTTTCCATCGGTATTAAGCCAAGTATCGTCAAGTCTGTTGCGTAATGCAATAGCTATTTCATCAGGTGTATACTGATTAAGCCTTGCACGTATCTGCTTCTCTTTTTCTTTGGTGAGTCGTAAAGAAGTACCGTGTAACTCATTCCATAATTCTACCCATCTGCCATAATTAGTATTAGTATTACTTAACTCAGTATTACTTAAATCAGTATTACTATGCGACACGGTTTTCCGGCTACCGGGTTTTCCGGCGACCGGGTTTTCCGTCTGCCGGGTTTTCGACCCTTCTTCTAGGATATACATATAGCCCTTGAACTGGCGACTGTCATCAAACATTCTCTCCCTCCGGAGATACCCAGCATCTTCTAGCTCTTTCATGCCCGACTGGAGGCTCGATTTTCCGCCTGTGCTTTGTTTAACTATGTAGTTCATATTGAACTGCCAACTGTCAGGCTTAGAGGCTAAGAACGCAAATATGCCCTTTGCCTTCCAACTTAACTCGGTGTCGTTAAGAATGGTGTTAGGTATGGCTGTGAAATTAGCCTTTATCCTGTTTGTAAATGATTTCATAAATAAAAAAGCCCTACCCCAACTCTAATGCAGTAGAGTCGAGGCAAGGCGTGGAGGAATACAAAAGGTTAGGCTCTGCATAGCCATCTTTTACTGTTGGTTTACGTTCCAAATAGGAGCTAGTCCGTCTATCTCATCTAATAGATACTGAGTTAGACATTCTTGTAGCGTAGTTAATCTAACAAGTTTCTCAATCTTTTCTTGGTCTGTATTCTCGTCATTGAATACTTCCTCAGACAGCATGGTGATATTTGTTATCAGAAACTCTCGCATTTAGCTCATATTTTGCGTGTAAGTGATTATCTCCTGTATACTCGAAGGTTATGTCATCCTCAGCACAAAGATACGAAATAAGGCGTTCTTGTAAGTCCTCTAATTCTTGTCTTGTACCGTAGAATGTCATGCCTTTTTGTAGATCTTCTAAGACCAGCGCACGATAGTACGCCATTTGGTCAAACTCAGAAGGGGAGGTCGTCTTGTGTGTCATCATTTGAAGGAACGGTTTGTGGTTGAAGTTGCGCCTCTTGAGGCTCGGAGAACTTCCATGATACGAACTCTCCATTTGTGCCTGTACGCTTCCAACCAGCCATTCTCAGTTCCTTGCCATCGATCGTACACTTGCCTGTGTAGTCGGGTTGCTTTTCCGCTTTTTTGTAGTCGTTGTTAGAGCTGACTCCGCTCATGTCGTATTTACTCATTGAACCGGGTTCTTTTGGATTGTTCTGAATAGGTCATCTAGCATATCCATCGAGCTGGAAAAGTTCACTCCCATGATAACATCGTTACCATCGTTTGCTTCTAGCTTGGATAGTTCTGCTTCGACTGCTTCAGCTTTGGTTAAGATTGCATCCTCCATCGGAGTAATGCGTTTGTCTGCTATGTGTTGCTCGAGCATTTCGAGTAGCTCGTTCCACTCATGTCTTAGGTTTTTCATTGTATTAGGTTTAGTTGTGGTTAAATCATGCCCTCATCTTGGAGCAATTTGATTGCGTGTTCGAAGGATCTTATCTCCCGATCCAGCGACCATATATGGCTCATTTTGCTTTTGACTTTTCTGAGATACTCGTGTCCATCTCGTCTAATAACCCATTCTCCATAAGTGTCTTTATCACAGCCGATCTCGCTGAGTAGTAACTCTTGGATTGAAGGAGCTTCCGTAGAGTTAAGGATTTCTTTGGCTCTATACAAGTCCTCAAGATGTTTTTTGTATCTGTTAACATCGTTTATGCTGTCTTTGTTCTTCGGCAAGTTGCTTAAATCTTTCCGCTTCGCTCTCGTAGAATGCCTGATTTGCTCTAAAGATTTTTCTAGATTGTAATAGTAACTCATCTGCTGTTCCTGCTCCGTATTTTAAGTCGATTGCTATTCCATGCTCATATTGTCTGCCTGACTGAAACCTGTTACAAGCCCTGCATTGAGCGTTTACGTTTTGCTCTTCATATCTAGTCGCTTTGTGCGATCTATCAATAAAATGACCAGCATCCATTTCCGATATGTGAGCCACCTTCCTGCACGTGATACATATTGCGTTGCAGTTTTGGTCTGAATCCCTCAAGCGAATGTACTCGCTGAAATACCTATCAGCTTTCGCCATTGCCCTAGATTTGGTTTTACTCTTTCTCATCTGAAACTGATTGAGCTAATAAAATCCTTAAAGTTTGTGCTAGTCCAGTATTCATTCGTTCAGAAAGTAATTTAAGGTTGTTGTTTTCCTGCTCATTCAGGCTTACAAGCACCTTGTGCGTTCTTCTTTCAGATTCAGGCAAAGAAGGACGCCCTCTTTTTAGTGTTATTGTGTTCGGTAGACTTGGCATAATAGTATTGGGTTAGGTTAATAAGGTACGGTAGGGCTTCACCCCTACCGCCTCGCTCTCTCACTTGATAGATTCAAAATAACTCATGGTGTCCTTGCTCACCTTGTAGTAGTTCCGCAAGAGCTTTGGGTCTATTTTTCCCTCTTTGACCTTCGCTTCTACCTTGATGAACTCCTCCTGGGTAGTGGACTTTTTTCCATCACCTCCCTCGCTGAGCCACTTCTTATTCTCGTCAGGCACGAAGGCTTTGTTTTCATGTTGTTCTTTCATCTTGTACTCATCTGTGTCTGCATCTTTGGTGTCGTCTATTAAGAACAATCCATTAAGGCAGTATTTACGTGCGTAGCTAGAAGCTGAGCCAGTGATCTGACTTACATCCATGCCCTTCTTTTCTAGTGCTTCTCTTGCGTAGGCTGTCGCTTGTAGCTCCTGATTTCCGTCTGTAAGCCTCGCAACTGCTTTGACGTAGTAGTTGTCGCCTATGTTCTCAATCGTGTCTGTGAGCGTTAATACAAACCCCTCACGTTTAAGTAATGGTTTAACTGCTTCGAGTATGTCCTCTAGTGAACGGTAGGAATAGTTACCAAAGGAATTGTGTCTGTTTTTCGGAGCGTTTAGCTCCGATTGTATTAGGGTTAGTTTATCAATCATGCTTGGAACTCCACTTTGTATTCGGTTTGGGTTTGCTTCATACAGTCGAGTTTAAGGTTTACCCTTTTCAACTGCAATACCCCACTCAGTTTTAAGTAGTAACTGCATAGGGCTTGGCGTTTCTTAGCGTCCTTCTCAATCATCACCTCCTTGAATCCGTACTCCAATGCTCCTGTGAGTTTCTGCCAAAAGGCATCCGATAAGTCGTACGCTATTAGTCTGTGGTCATCTTGTAGGTCGTCAAAGCTCATAGTTTCTCCAGTTTAATGAAGGTTGAGTATTTAGGTTCTGCTGGTGGTATGATTTCACCATTCTCATCAAAGAAGTCCTTCCCTGCTTCAGAAGCCTTGAATGCTTTTTTGGCTAGGATTTCTCTTGCTTTAATGATAGCCTTCATGCGCTCTACCTCAGGGTCGTCAATCTTCCACGTGGTGCGACTAGCCTCAAGCACTCGATAATCCCCACAAGTATAATCCTTGTTGCCTGAGATTTTCTCCAGCACCTGGTCCATTAAGTCTTTGCGTAGTTCACCGTACATCTTCTCAGCTTCGTACGCCATCACGTACGCTTTGACTGGATCTAGTATTCCGTTCTCTACGTCTGCATAGATTTGGTGTATATGTTCTAGGTTGTTCATAGTATTGCCCCCACCATCATTATTATGAAAAAGAACGCATAAGCTAAAACCCCACCCATTATCCCCAGCAGGATAGATAGCACTCTGCGTCTTGGTTGTTTCCTGATTTGTTTCTCGACCGTGTAGAGGATTCTACCAGTCTTGTCTTTTACTTGTACCATGTTTCCTCCGTTGTTTGTGGGGATCTAATTCGACCCCCCTTTGTTATGATTGTTTGATAAGATTCTGAAGTGCAAGGATTTTGCCATAGTGTTCATCACTATATGCAGGATTTTGCACTCTTACATTCCATTCATCTTCTAGTGCATCTTGAAGGTAGTTCTTCCCACCAACTCCAGAGTAGACTTTTGTCCATATCTTAGCGTAGTGTAGGATTCCTTTGTTTCTTGGGTCTTTAGTATCTACTGTTATTGTATCCATGATTTGAGAGAGTTTGTTTTTGTTTCTACTACAAATATCCCCCTTTTCTGGAACAATCCAAAACTTTTTTTACAACTTTCGATAATTTTTTTTCGTATGGTGCTAGGTTTAGCCGAATGGCTTGTCCTTTCTAATCTTCTCAACTACCTTGAGGATCATATATACAAGTGTCGTAATCCCGATCAGCAGGGACACGAATGTATTGATTTGTGCGAGGCTCACACTTAGTATTGTTCCGAATGCTCCGATAAATGCGTTATGATCCACTATTTTCACCATTTTCTTCCCTCTCCATGTACGTCTAAATGTACGAAGGTTTCGTAAATACCTATACCGCCCACAGGAAGGGTTTTTACCTCGGTTTTAAAACTTTCGAGCGAATGCTTTAACGGAAATAGATCGACCGCCATTCCTAGTAGGTGTTTGCTGGTCTTACTGCTTTTCCCTGCTAGGGTTGCATTGAATGAAGGCGTACGATACCAAGAATTGACTCTAAGCGCACCAAACTCATCACGCAGGGCTTGGACTAGGATTAAAATAGAAGGGTGTATAAAAACAATATCAGAACCGTCAGAGCATTGAGCCTCCCACAGTCGGAAGTTTCGAGAAAGACGATAATCCTTCCCCAGCTTCCCTACGGAAAACTTCAACGCATCGTCAGGATTCTGATTCTCAAACATCTTTCTTTTCAGCTCTCACGAACTCTATGAACGACAATAAAGAAACAGCAAAGGTTGCTACTTCTTGAATCATGTCAGGATTGATTGTAACGCCTATAACAGAGGCAAACCCTACCACAGAGCGGACAGTAGAGGCTTCTGACAGACGTGCTTTTAACCATGTAATCATTAGCTTGGGTGTTTTGTTTTCGGTTTTAAGTAAAGATACAGTATTGTCTTTTAGGTGCATTAAATCCCTACGGTGCTTAATAAAGAACGCCATGAGAATAGAGCCATACTTAAAATCTTTACGGAGCTTTCTGAACCTGCTCGTCTTGATCTCAGGCATCTCGTACTGCTTGACCTTTCTGAACCGAGGGTTATGCAGTTTCTTCAACTTTCACCCAGTTAGTCGTTTCTTCATCCCATGTATACATCTCTCCATCGTCAGGCATCTCAACTGGTGCTTCCCATAGGAACGTGGTTTCGTTGAGTTCCCATGATGGGAAAGGCTGTGGAGGAATAAAGGCATCTAAATCTTCACGATACTCATATCCTATACCTGCGTAGTTGCCTCTAAATGGAGTACCACCTAAGATGTGTTCTCCGCCACGAGTATTGTAAGACGTACGCTTACAAGTCTGCCCACGAAACTCGCTATACCATGTTTCAGGGTCTTTGCCTTCAATGAGTTCCGTTTCGTCAATGCCTACAATGACTTCGGTTACAGTGTTGTTTTCGTCTAAGAACGAGTAATGAGCCATGTTAACTCCAAGATACGTTTCCAGTTCCAGCAGTTATGACTGCATATTTCTCACTTCCGTCTGTCGTTTCAGTTCCTGTAAGACCTGCACCTATAGTGATTGAGAGGTCTGAAGAATATCGAAGAATGACTACGCCTGAACCGCCAGACCCAGAGGAAGAAGTACCACCAGCACCACCTCCACCTCCTGTGTTTGTAGTTCCACTTTGTCCAGCAGTAGTTGAAGCATCCCCACCGCCCCCTGCTCCGCCAGTTCCTGGGAAATTAGTTGTACGAACATCTCCTGAACCAGCCCCACCACCTGCACGAGTTACCGCACTTCCTGTTATAGAAGAAGAAACACCATCCCCACCATCTCCGCCAGTCGCACCACTTCCGTTCTGAACACCATTTCCACCTACCTCTGAAGCACCACCGCCTCCACCACCAACTTGATAGTCAATTATAGTTGCAGTTCCACCATCAAACCCTTGATTAGCTGTTCCAAGACCTGCACTTGTAACCGCTCCCGCACCCCCGCCTGAACCGCCATTTCCAGGGGTAGATATATTTGCACCTCCGCCACCTCCACCATTAGATGTAATTGTGTTAAATACAGAGTTAGAACCATTACTACCTGCCGAACCAGTAGTAGCACCAGCCCCACCACCGCCAACTGTAACTGTATAATTTGTAGAAAGAGTAGGCTCGAATACAGATTCTGCACTTGCTCCGCCACCACTCGATTCTCCTGTTACTGATGACCGATAACCACCAGCACCCCCTCCCCCAGCAGCAGCAGCCAATCCACCCTCAAAACCAGCGCCACCACCACCAGCGATAACCAAGTATTCTACTTCAGGTGCAACATTCTCAGCCACCGCATCATTTGCTGTAACACTTAACTGTGCTACGCCTAGACTTACTTGCTCAAAGCCTATCTCTGATAATCCTGCCCATCGTGAACCGTTGTAGAACTCTATCCTTGAATCTGTTGAGTTCCATCGCATATACCCTGCACTTGGGCTTGACGGTCGTTGTGCTGTTGTTCCTGCTGGTAGTCCAAACTCTTCATCGCCTGTACTATCAAACGTCAGTTCTTCTACGCCTGTTAACGTTGTAACATTGACATTAGCTATCGCAGTGTTAATGTCATCAAACGTCTTTTTGGTTGCACTCATTAGAATAGAATGAGTCGCACTTCCTATCGTTAAAGGTGTCGTACTCTCCGCCCCTCGTGTAACCGTTAATACATCGCCACTTCTCGCTGTTACTCGTACTATCTCAAAGGTAGTTGAATTGGTAACTTGTAAGCCTTCAAATATGGTAAGATTAAACGCACCATCAGTAGAAGGGTCGGGAAGTAACGCCCCATCACCAGTCGCAATCGTTATCGAAGTGTCTGTATCTGAATACGTGCCTACGAGCGTAGACTTGAAAAAATTAACGATTGGGTCAGCCATTACAATACTTGATTTCCGATTGTGTAAACAGGTGCGCTCCGCTCACCTACTGCGATATATTCTACTCCTCCCTTTGTTCCAACGATAATAAACGCACACTTGTACTTGTAATTCAAACTAGCATCTAGCCCTGAATCCGTGTAATCGCTCGACTCGTCATGGTTTGATACTAGCGTACTGAATGTGCCTCTATGGTCGTCCGCTCTAAATATACGAACATTCTTAATGTCTGATGGGTTAGTAACTTTAACAACTGCCTGTGTACTTGTTCTATCCACCTCGATAAAAGGAACGTCATCCACTAAATAAACAATATCCGCAAAATCAACCGCAGACAAAGTTAGTTCCGCCCTACCCATATTCACGCCTATCTGCTGAGTCATGTCATTAGCATCAACATCCAGCTCACCCACTTGGGTTAGTAACTTCGTAAGCGTTGTAATATCATTGGCGTTTGCGTCTAGTTCAGCAAAGCCTAGATTTAGTAAGGTTTTAGTAAATACATCGTTAGCAGTAACTTGTAATTGTCCTGCCTCTAAGGATTGCCCTATTGTTACTTTTTCAAAGTCTAGGGCTGAAACGGTCGCTTGTGCTACGTCATGTGTAAGAACATAGACTGGATTCAGGTCATTCGCCTGAACTTGTAGCTGTGCGACCTGTAAAGGAAAGGCAACCGCTACACTTAAATCATTCGCCTGTACGGAAGCCTCGGCAACTGGAAGGCTAATAATCGCAATCCCAGTTTCCTGAATAATGCTCCCATAAGGAAAAGTACCTATGGGATATGCACCAATCATTAGGTTACGTCATTAGTAATATAAAAGAATCCTTCAGCGTTGACTTGTAGATCTACGTCCGAGCCATTCGTTACTAGGTTAGTAAAGTCAATGTCCGCAATTAGAGGCGAGTCGGCATCATTTGTAACCTCTTTGTAAATGATCGCACTCGCTATCGTACCAGCGTCAATAGCAGTATATGATATGTCATCGGCATCAAACTCTACTCGGTCATTGCCAGTATCCAAAGCGATTGAAGCATTGGTTAGGGTTTTTCTTTCATACCCTGAACCGCTTGAGTTGGTTGCTTCGTTTGCTACAATATCAGAAACAAACTCATCGCTCTTAGTGAACGTATGGCTAGTGTCTACCAATAGTAGTTTGATCGTGTCGTTCTCGAAGTCAATCGTTCCATCGAGTAGTTTTAGTAAACCTGGGTTATATACCTTGCTCATTTGTCAAAATGTTTTTGTTTGTTGTATTGCAATCAACTCGTTATAAGATAGCCCTTTTCTGATTTTTATCCTTCTAGTGCCTCTATTCGCTCTGTGAGTTCCTGAATCGCTTTAACCAATACTGGTACTAGCTGAGTATAAGATATGGACTTCATATCCCTTTTCTCGTTGTTATCGTCTATGATTGAGCCATCTACGACCGCCTCAGGAAATACCTCTTGTACTTCTTGAGCAAAGAGTCCAATCATTTTTGTGTCATCGCTAGGCAAGAAGTCTTTTAGATCATAGATAACTGTCTGCAAGTTCTTGAGTTTCTCTGTTACATCGCCCAGCTCCTCAACGTTCTCCTTGTATCGTTGGTCTGAAGGATTCGTAAGCGTTCCGCCTATATACACATCCCCATCAAACTCCCACCGTACATCGTCTTGGCTGAATCTTAATTCATTGCTGAAGTCAAAGTTACTAGATAAGGTGTAGTCATCGCTCTCGGTTATATTGTCGCCAGTATTCTGATACCTCTTTGTTGGACTTATAATGAAGTCGAAACCATCGCTCGTACTCAATGGTCCCGGCTCGGCTTGGATTAACGCCCCACCTTCTAGCTTCCCTATGTATAGTTCCTGCAAGGCTCTTAGCGTTTGACCCACAGACGAATTGACAAGCCTGAAACTGTCATCGTCTTTTCTGAATGTATACTGCCCATGAGTTACGCCCTGAAGGAAACCACCTAGACTGTTTGTAACACCCTCCATCGGTAGGTGGTCGAACTGCGTTTCACCCTGAAAGATTCTAAAGGCTTCTATCTTGAAGTTTGCACTTACCGCTTGACTACCGCCATCTGATAAAGTAACCGTAGGAGAATCTACTGGAGCGTCCATAAATGACACGAACTCATCTCTATCTGTACCGCCATCACCCGAAACCTCTATTGTTACCTCGAAGCTATCGTCTGCATTATTACTAGGAGGAACTATGTGAGTAATCGGTCTGTCTGTGCCACCGCTTCTCGTGTCTACCGTAAACTTAATATACTGCCCTGATTCCTTACTAGAAGCTGTTGTAAGGTCTAAGACATGATATGTATCACCCCCACTTGTATAGGTCTTGAGATAGGTGCTTAGATTGCCTGAATCTATCTCTATGTTTTTATAGGCAAAGGCAGTCGCAGTTGATACGCCCTTCGCTTCAATATCCCCAGCCACCTCAAGCTTACCAGCTGTGTCATCGTATTTCATGTACGTATTACTAGCCTCATCACCCACCACCAATTCATCGTCTTGGAAGGAAGCAATCACATCACCAGTAAAGTAGCTTCGCCCTGCATCGGTAGAACTGCTTGTTGACTGACTTGTATTGTAGATGAACAGCCCCTTGTTACCGCTATCTGTTCCCAGTCTTATGATTTCATTACTACTGCCATCTAGCACTTTGTAGGAGGCATCATTCTCAATAAGCCAGTCGCCCGAGTCGTACTCTACATCTCCATCAATGACTAATTCATCTCCATTCTTAGCCCAAAACCCATAGTTAGAACTACCCCATTGCCCTGAGCCACTATTCTTGTCTAGCCCATCTAGGTAGCCCATCACCGCCTTCTCACCCACCGCATCGAAAATAGATACTCGGTTGTCAGTTTCATTCAGCTCTATCCTTGCTCCTGAGGAGTTTGACTTGAGCGTTCCCGAATCAATAATCCATCCTGCTATCGTTCCGCCTGAATCGTCAAAGGAATAGTTACTACCTTGAATCGAACCACCCGATTGAACCGTAAGCGTACCATCTACATTAAGATTGCCCGTGGAGGCTGATACCGTTGTTAAACTCGTAACGCTTAGTTTGTTTGCAGTAATACTACTAGCCCCTATCCTGTCTGCACTTATCGTACCAACGCTTATATTGTCGGCATTGATATTAGATACGTTTACAACGGAAGCATCTATCGTGCCTGTGGTTATATTGCCACCATCAATAATCGTAAGCGACTGCACAAAATTAGAGCCATTGTACGAGTAGGGTCTGTCGCCATCGTCTGTATCAATCCAAACATCACCCTCTTGTAAAGCACTTCCGTCTGTTCTCTGAGTCGGCTCTGTTGCACTTCGTATCGTTACATTTTTTGTGCTAGGGTCAAAGCCTGGACTGAAGGTAGTCGTGCCATCTATATTTATTTGGTCAGCCACCACGCTAAACTCACTCCCCCCTGGTCCTGCAACTAACCTTACCTCACCGCTCGAATCGTCAAACTGTACTGATTGCGTTATACTTGACTCTGTATCTGTTACCCTTAGCTCAAGCGAAGCTACATCTCCATCTATGTTGTCTACTGTAATCTTTAGCTTTGTAGGGTCTATCGTGAAATAAGACTGCAACAGCCCACCGCTTAAAATAATAGGAGAACCAACTGGAAGGTCTGTCTGAATATATTGCTCATCTATCGTTATGGTTTGATTTTGCCCAGTATTGAAGTTAGCAGTCGGGCTTATGAAGTAAGGCTTTTCATTCTCCTTATCTATGAGAACAAAGTCCTCTCCTGCTCGTATCTGAGCTGATAGGTCTGCCTTCAAAGACGTAATTGTAGTCTTAGCATTTATAGCTTCAGATAACTCTCCAACTAAGTTTGAGAAGAATACAGAGTTAAAGAACTGGCTCTGCTTGATTAGGCTCCAAAACGACTCGACCGTTCCGGAACTTGCCCCTGTAAAGCCACCGCCCTTTTTCGCATCCGCTAATTCTTGAAACGTTACCGTAGGCTCTACGAAATTAAGGTGTAAGAAGTCCGCACTCCATACGTTGTTCCCATTAAGAGAACCGCCTAGAAACATATACTGTCTAGATTCGTAGCTGATTAACTCGTGAGGATTGAAGTTACCATACAACTCCGCCCTTAGGTTGCGAGTCGCTTGACTCTGCATATTCATAATCTCTTCTAGCAGTAGCCTTTGAATGCCCTTTTTATCTGCACTACCTACAAAGCTCCACCCCCCATCGGTTCTTTCTCCATCCGCAGTACCATAATACAACGCACTAGGTGAGTAAGGAGTAGGACCATCACCGAAAGCTATCGTGCCATGATTGTACGACTTTGAGAAGTCTGAATCACTAACTAGTCCATAGGCTATATTTACGGAGTTCTCTGCATCCTCCTCACTTATGATTTCAAACTCGGGTGTAAGGTAAACCGTTAATGGGAACTTTCCACCAGAATGAGTCGCTAGGTTTAGCTGAACCGTAAGCGTACCGTCTGCTGACGTAGGTATTGTCGTTGATTGTATTTCAAGGTCATAGAAGAACTCGTAATACCTATCTATCCCTACCGTATGCTCTATGTAGCTTGTAAGGTTTACGACTATATCCGTTTCATCCGTTACCCAGTCGCCCTGCCCTGTTAAGTAGTAATCCGTAGTTCCGTCTATAAAGATTCTTATAACCGCCTCAGGATTGCTCAACAGCCCACTGCTGTTTATGTCCTCTGCACTAACCCTAGTCTTGAATCGTAGGGTTTGCTTTCCGTTTGAATTAAAGAACTGCGTTTTCTCGCTTTGCTCTAATACATTCTCAGTTAAGGTGGTAATCCTATTAAACTTAATCTCTGACTGAGCAGTATTATGCACTAAGGTTGCACTTGCTCGTTTTAGCCCAGCGTTAAAATTGGTCTGTGAGTTTGGTAAAATAAATCGGCTAGACTTGTCTATGCTTTTAACAAGATTGACCGTCTGTGTGGAAATTAGAGCGCTTGTGGAGTCGTAGGTGTACTCGGTTGTACTCGTGTCTGTCAATGCTGATAAATGAAATAGTCGGTAGTACCCTTCGGACTGCCTTATAATCATGCCAAAGGATTTCAATATCAACTCCAAGCATTGTGTATGGGTTAAAGAACGGTCGTCCTCATCGAACTCCGCTCCCTCTCCTATCTCGCCAAAATCTCTTAGCTGTCGTTCATCTAAATAAATGTTCCCTAGAATATCACCGCTTATTTCTTCATGTGTCCAGTTAGGATACACCTTGAATCCTAGCCCTAAATCTAGGTCATTCAGTAAATCCCCAATCGTGGTAATAACCTTTCTACGAATAGACGAAAGCGGAAACTCGAACTGCTCTAATCGTGTAAAGTCCTTCGCACTAATTTTAGCCTTAAAAGGATAGTCCGCTTGGCTTATCTCTAGTAAATCATTCAGCACATATCCCTTCCACACTAAGGTATCATCTCTATAAAGAGCCATTTGATACGTGCCTTCACCTGCCTCGAATATATCGTTAAGCAAGTTTTCCTCTGTTGAGCCTTGCACTAGAATGTTAAAGTCTAACCTTCCCTTTTGTATAGGCTCTTTTAGTGGCTCGGTAGGGTCTATCTTGTCGTAGTTAAGGTTAAACACATCCCCATAGCCTAACACCTCAGTAACCTCACCTGAGTAGCCATCCTTGAGAATGTCAATCCTAAATGTCGTTTCTATATTGTTGGTCTGCGCTTTATGCGTACACCGAAACTGTACTCCGTAACTCATCGAAGCGTTCTGTTATTTGTGTTTGATATAGCAGTTACAAGGTCTGATCCCCTTACCCTAAACTCGCCAAAGACTTCTACCGCACCGCCCATACTCGGTAATGCATGAGGCTTAGGAACGACCATCTCGCCTGACGTTAGTAACGCAGGGTATGTATCATTAGGAAAGCCACTTGGAACGATACCACCTTCAGCCATTCGGGCGGCCATTCCCTTAAACGCAGTACCTGCTGCAACTAGCGCAATCCCTGCCGCTATCGCTACGCCACCTTGTAATGATTGAATGGCTTTCTTAACCGCACTTGCCGCTATACCGATTGCAATAGCTGTCTTACCTAGCTGAATAGCAAAGTTTGCAAACATATTGATTATGCCTTTGAAAAAATCATCCATACCAATATCACCAGTAAATAGATTCACAAATCCATCCACAAGAGCATCTATCGATGGTTTTACAAGGTTGTTTACTGCATCTGCAAACTCCACGAATCTTTCTTGCCCTTCTGTTAGTGCTACCTCTAGTGGTTCACCAAATGATTTAGACCAATCAATGGCAAGAAAATCTGCAAAGCCCTGCATACTTGGAGGCGCACCACCCATCATTGCTAATTGCTGATTAAAATCCTCTAGAGTCTGTGCAGCAGAATCATCAAGAGGTTCTATTAAAACAATTGGCTTAGATGGTAGTTTTTCAACTTCTGTATTTAAGCCAGAAACCTCACCTTTAGCTTCCCTTGCATTAGCTGCCACTTCGTTAAAAGCATTAGCATCTCGAATAGCAATTAGACTGTTTAGTATTGCAGTTAGCTCATTTACTCTAAGCTCATGCCCCTGCTTTCTTGCTTCTTCTATTCTATTTACTGTTTCAGTAATTAGCTTTGCCATTTCATCTGCGCCAAAAGAAGCAGGGTCTGCAAAAGCTCTTTCTATGGATTGCTGAAACTCAAATGTGGCTTTGGCCGCATCATTTAATGTGCCAATCATTTTAGCACCTAATAATGTCGTCAAGCCTAAGAATGAACCTCTAGCCAACTTGCCAGTCTTTACTAATGCTCGTAGAGGATTGTTTACTAGAAAGCTCAAAGCACTGGATACTTTAGCGGCAACTCCTGCCAATCTTGACCCCGCACCAATCAATGCACCAAGAACAAGTACAACTGGACCAGTAACCGCTCCTAAACCGCCAACTCTTGTGACCAATGTTTTCATCGCAGGGCTCATGTTGTCCAACTTGGTCGTCATATCATCTAGCTTGTTTACAACTTGCGTAGCTACTGGTAAGAGTTGCTGACCAAACTCTGCTGATACTTCTTGAATCCTGCCTTGTAGTGTTCTGAATGAATTGGCAAAGCCAGTATTGGTTCTTTCAAAGTCGCCTTGTGCATTACTAGTTTTATCCATGACAAACTGGTATCGCAACATGACCTTCTCTTGCTGAGACATTTCTGATGTCGTCTTACCTAGTCCGTTAGCCAATGCAAAAGCATCAAGGTTGGCCTGCGTCATTACAATACCGAGGTTTTTAAGCGTCTCGGTTTCACCAGTAAATATGGACTTTAACGCATTCTGTGCTACGTCAATTCTGATATTTTTAAATGATGCTAAATCGCCACCAAGACCAACCAAAGCGGTAGACATATTTGCAGCTTCGCTTCTATTTATGCCCATAGCGGTAGCCATATCACCAAATAAGGCCGCTGCATCCAGTGCTTCGTTTTTACTTACACCAAAAGCATTTATACTTGTATCGGCAAAGTCTTTTACTTGCTGTGCAGAATCACCAAAAGCAACATCAACCTTATTCAGACTCTCCTCCAAATCTGACGCAAGTTTAATAGCACCAATTCCTGCCGCTGCAAGAGGCACAGTAAATCTTGTGGATAGAGTACGACCTACACTTTTAAAGTTTGACCCCACTTCGTTTAATCGTGAGGATACTTTTTTCATGTTGGACTCAAAGTTCTTTAAGTCCGCTGATATTCTAACCTTTAATTCAGGTGAAGCCATATTTTTTTAGTGCTTGTTGGAATTGTTCGGGTGTGCTTGATTTAACTGGCTTGTTGCCCTCTAATTTAAGCAAATCCGATGGCTTTAACCTCTTCTTGCTATAAGGCGACACAGTCCACACCCCTAGCGTCCGAGCAATATCCCACTCTCGGTACACGTTTCTACGTCTATGTTCTGCGATCATGTTGAACTCCCGAAAGGTTAAATCCCAAAACTGCTCGGGCAGGAGTCCAACTTCCTCGTAGGCTAACGACAGAATGTCGTCCCACGTTACTTTTTTTTACTATCGTCCCCTTCCCCCTTAGGCAGGGAATTAGTAAACGAGTCTACAATCTTTTGTAGATCTTCATCAGGTAGGTCATCAATCCACTCACCCACTTCCCACTCGTCAAAGGTTACTTCTTCTTTATTCTTCTTAGCCCCTGCGACTAGTGCTGAGTAGATAAGATCCCTTAAATGGTGCATACCAAAGTCGGTTTCAGACAGGTCGACCTTGTGCATCTGTGTAAAGATGGCTAACTGGTTTGTACCAAACTTTAATAGTCGAGGCTTCCCACCTATGGAAACCTCAACTTCTCCTCTTAAGATGTTCATTAAGACCCTGCGTAAGTAACCGCTCCTGTTACGGTAATCGTGCCACTATACGTAGAGGCATCCTCCATCGGAGCATCTAGTGATAACGAACTGATAAATCCTGACCCTGAAAGTTTCGGAGCTACTGGTGCTTCTGTTCCTCCAGGAGTTCCGTCTGTACCGAATATCCAGTCAATCTCTGTCCTGTTGTTTAATAGGTCGAATAGGTCATCGAATCCATATCCAGTAGCAGAAAAGTCAGTCAATCCTTCAAAGTCGATAGAAAATGACTTTTGCCCACCGATATTCTCTTGGTTGCCTGAGGAATCCTTGCTTGATACATCAATCATAGCCATCTCACTTGAGAAGGAATTAGATGTTGCGTGTGCGATCGCAACGCCATCTACTGAAAGGATTAAATCTGTTCCGTTTAGTCGTGCCATTAGTCTTGGTTTATTTTATGTCTGAAGCGTAGCTTGTTAATATATAAAACGTAGTTCTCATAATCTTCCTGCAATATGAGGCTTGAATCCAGCGTGGTCGTTACCATCGTGAATCCACTTAAAGATAGATAGTTTGCAGTTCTAGTTCTAATTGCTTGAAAAACATCGTCAGAAATATCGTAAGCCTGACTCTTGCCCCCAAACGACCCCTCGAACCCAGTTACCACGTCTAATTCAAAGATTACCTCTGTACCAAAGTCGTCTTTTGTCGGCTCTTCTATCACGTTCTGAGATACAAACACAATAAAAGGATAGTCCGCATCCTTAGGCACTATATCATAGACAGGAACATTGCTCCCACCGTAGGATATATTTCCATTCAATGCCTGATAATAGGCAGTCTGTAAGACTTTATTAGGTAGATTCATATCTCTAGCATATAGAACTTAACAAAGTAGTTTTTGGTATTGTTGTCGCCATTTGTCAACTCCAATACATAATCTGTTTGTTTTTTGAACTTAACTCTAATGTTCCCTGCCTCACCTGCTACACCTAAACTCTTTTTGGCTTCGTACTGCTCAACTTGGTCAATTACAGTCCCACCAGTAATACTTGTCGGGTTCGTATAAACCTCAAAGCCAGGTGTATCTACGCTTTGCCTGTTAGTGTTGTAGACTGTTAAGGCAGTTGTTCCATCGGTCAAAGAAGGTGCTTCGATTATCTTCTCTGTTGTGCGTACTGAATCAGTAACAACCCCATAACTCAAAAGATAGATATTGCCACCGTTTGTTTTTAGCTGTAAGTAAGATTTAGCTGATTGAGCAATCGAAAGAGTTGCAAAGCCTACATAAATATCCCCTCTATCTACTGCAATCTCGGGCTGTGCATAGAACCAATCCGCCTCTGATACTTCTGCGTAGGTGCTAGTTATTTGATAGCGTGGATAGTTGTTGTTCATATCTTAGCTTTCTTTACTCTTGCGATTATTTTAGGTCTTTGCTCATAATATGCAGGGAACAAAAATGGCTGGGCTGGTGTTCTGCCCTTTCCTGTTTTAAAGAACTCCCTAGCGTGTTCAACCATCTCTCTTGGCTTACCTGCTAGGTGTTCCTTTGCATATAGCCCTGTTCCAAACTCTACATAAGGAGCGTAGTACACATTCGCAGTTACCTCAGCCGATACGTCTTTATGATCTATCTTGGATTGTATGCTTGAGCGTAGTCTATTGTGCTTAACTGGCGCACGTTGCTTTGCTCCTGATTCAATATCCAACGCACCCTTAAACAACTCCTTAGCTACATTCCGCTCGTAAGTGGAAGCCCTGTCCTCCATCTCTTTTACTGCCTTGTTTATCTCGCTCTGAGGAATGGATAGCCTTATCATTCTTCCCACGCTACAATTTGAAGAAACTCATTCTCTTCATTAAGGTTTACAACGCTGTGAATGTTGAAGTATCTCGTGCCAAACTTGAGCCTTGACTCGTTGTTGATGGAAGCCACCTCGCTTGAGTACCGAGTCGTGAACTTGTACCCCTGTTTACCTATTAACTGCTCAGCCTCGATAGCCTCACGCCCTGTCTGTGGCTCTATATCAGCATAGAACGTATGCGTGTCCGCCCATGTCTGCGTAAGCCCACCAGCTCCATCACTTACGGTCGTGAAGTCCTGAACGGTTACGCTGTGTAAGAACTTGCCTATGTTCTTTGTTCTACGCCTCAAAAGTGTACCCTTTTATATTGGTCTAGTAGCTTCTTGCTTGAGTTGGGCAATAAGTTCGCATTGCCATCTATCAGATCCTGACGATCTTCATAGTTTGATAATGTCGCTTTTAGCAAGGCTAATTTAATCAAAGCCGGTACGCTTCCTGCACCGTACCCAGTCGTAACATCAATCTCTAACTGCTGGTGCGTGAAGAACTCTCCTAGATTAAGAGTAAAGTATTCTTGACCTGTTACCCAGTACGCATCACTAGATAGGGTTGTTTCCGTTCCTTCGTACTTTGTTCTTACCGCATCAACCGAAACGTGCGGACCATAAGGTAGGATAATCTCTTGACCGTACTCCTGAAACTCAAACGTCATCTCTTTTGTCCTGAATGACAATCCAGTATAACGCTCGGCACTATCAATCATCGCTTCTATGATCGTGTTAATAAGCGTATTGTCGTCATCGGTTGTAACCCTCATAAAAGACTTCGCCTCTGAGAGCGTAATAATGTCGCCAGTTCCGTTGTCGGTTATCTTCTTGGTGAAGCCTACGTTCTTTCCTGGGTTGCGTGTCGCTAATATCATAGGTTGTGTTTGAACTTGTCCGCTACTATATCCACGCAGAACTGCTCCAATTTCTCTAGTTCTCGTGCCGATTGGTCTTGTAAATCTTCAGCACGTAATTTAGCCCTTTTGCTCCAGTATTCGTAGTTCTTGAATACCTCATCAATAGCACCTACCCACTCGTCCAACTTATTCCTATCTGCAAAGTACCCTGCCGAACCGCACGACTCTAACAAACCCGGAGTAGGATTGGCTATGACTGGTATACCTGAACACATCGCCTCGACTGCTGTTCTTCCATAGCTCTCATAATGCGAAGGCATGATCAATATGCCTGTTTGTCTGTATACCTCTCGTATGTCCTCCATATTTTCGTATAGACGCACGTTCTTAGGTTGGTCGGTTATCTGTGTACCATACGAACCTTTAACGCCTATAAAGTCAATTTTGGGAAGTCGCTTGGCTAGTTCCCTTAATATGTACCCTCCTTTACTCTCGTTCAGGTTGATAAGAGTAACTGCTTCCCTTGTTGATTCTACCGAGTAATGGTTTATGTCTACGCTAGGATGAAAAACTATATATGGATGTCGGTGGTAGTTCTCTTTTAGGTGGTCGAAGGTATACCATGTATTGAAAGCGTTATACACATTCTTCCTCTGTACGGATATGATCCCCATGTGCTGGGTGTTATGCACAATGTGTAATAACGGCTTCTTGTACTGCTTGGCTATGTTAATTGCCTTGCCTGTCATGTTCAAATGACTCCATATTAAATCGGCATCTGCTACATCGGATTCATCGCCCATCTTAATACCGTTAATATCCTGGGCTGGATATTTCGTAACCCATACTTTACACTCATGCCCCTGCTTCATCATGTACTGCATCATATCGTGCATCATCCACTCTGCACCGGATCCATGATCGGGGGGGAAGGCGTGAACTATGCCTAGTATCTTCATATTGTGTCTGTATAGTCAATGTGTCGGTTAAGTATATCTGAATAGTCAGGATTCTGAATGAATCTCGAAGGTTTTAAGTAGTAGGAATTACCCAAATCTTGCACTTTCCACAAAGCAACATCCAAAGCTAACTCCCTAAGTTTCAAGTCAATGGCTTTCTTCGCCCCCTCCCTGCTAATAATATACGCATGAGTGGTTAATACTCTCTTTACTTTGTGCCATTTTCCTAGATTCTTTCCAACCCTTGCCCCACTCGTTCTGTCGTTACACCCCAAGTAGAATAAATCAAACGACTCAGGAAGCACCCAATTCCACCTCCCCACCTGCCGAGCGTCATCTTCCAATATCCACATATAAGGCTCTGCGCTTTCAATCAACTTCTTCCACAGCCTTAGATGGCTCATGCTACAACCAAACGCTCCCCTTAGTAACTGTATGCCCTCCATTTCCTCCTCTGTCGGCTCGTAAGCACTCACCCTAGTATAATCTATGCCCATCTCTTTTGCGTGGCTTACAAACGATTTCCAGCGGTCTGTGCGTCTGTCTAAGTTGATTACATGGGCTTTCATAGGCGTGTCCATCTTTCAGGGATTAAGTCCTTTGTTGATAGGTTCGCACTCTTTCCGAACCATTTGATTGGTGCGATTGTTTCACCTCCTCCGAGCCAAGCACCCCACCAGCTCCATGTTGAATTGCCTATAATGTAACATTCGTGGTTGGAGAAGTCCTGCATATCGTGAATCTGATCTCCCCTAGACATAATCTCACCATACTTGGCAAACTCTTCAATTTGCTCTGGACTGTCCGAGTAAAAAGTGTAAGAACTCGCCCCCATCTTATCCATTGCTGGTAGGTAATAATCTAGTCCTAGCCTCGGATGATATTCTCCGTCATAGTCCCCCCTCCTTATGTGTACCGCACAGCCATCCTTTTTATCTGATGAGCGATTGAATTCGAAGTAATATCTAACATCATCTTTACAGTGCTGGAAGTATAACTCACTCTGAAGGTGTCCACACAAGTTGACTGACCTTTTGGTACGGATATTGTGATAACCCCAATGCACGAACAGATCTTTGTAGTTCTTTTTCACATAAGATGGGAGTGGATTCTTGAAGTAATTTTGCACCTCGAAGTCTTTATGCAAACCAAACCTCTCAACTGCATCCCAGTTCTTCCATTCCGGAAAGCAATATTGTTGATTGTTCATCTTAGCAATCCCTATGGTTGACGCAATTTGGAACATCTGATTACCCAGCCTTCCATGCCGACCAAGTTGCTTGAAGGTTATCATAATTCGTTGTTCCGTTTCCTGTGGTGATAGAAAAGAACAGGATAATCTTCTTGCGGAGTAGGCTTGTGCTTCTCCAGGTACTTTGCAGGATACCAATGGAGTCTAATCCCATCACGGATTGCAAGGGATGTCAGCAGTGCCTGATCGTGCCTATGTTCTCGATATTCTTGATGGTTTGGTCTAATGCTGGGTGCGTCATTTATTAAGTGCGGAATTAACGACCACATCATCCATTCCTTGATGAATTGAATTGCTCTTGGTGTCTTTCTCAAAAAGATGGCACTTGCTTGGCATTGATAATCAGCCCCATTGCGTTGGTCGAAGATGTCTAGCACATCTCCTTTGCACCAATGCTGATGAATGAATCCGTTACTGAACAGAAAAATATCTTCTTCTCGCTCTCCAATGGTTCGCAAATCTCCGACAATCTCTAGACCTGAATCAGTATAAATAAGCCTTGATCCATCTGGCATGTCCTTTAGCACATTGTAGATAACAATCGGCTTCCATACCCAATACCCAGCCCCCCGACTTTCTAGTATGGTTGGATGGGCTAAATCAAGATATGTTGATGGTATGTCATTGATTGACATGGTGATGGAATTGTTAGCACCATATCTAAGTGCAGACAGAGAGCATATCTGCTGGGCTTTCGTCATCCGCTCGTCTGCATAGCAAAGGTGTGTCATAACCAAAATATAAAAAGGATGACTCTCTGTAAATGCAAATAAAAAAAGGGCTGACCCTTTCGAGCCAACCCTTTTAACCCTAATACAAAGTATTAAGCAGAACCGTTCGCAAGTGCTGAGGCGAAGTCGCCATAAACAAATGCTGTTGGTCTGTAAATCGCTAGTGCTAGACGCTCTGAAGCAACAACAGTAACAACGTTACGAATAGCGTTGTCTTGATCTTGCTCGAAGAAACGAATGCTAGACTGCTGACGGTCGAATAGTTGCGCCCCCATAGAGAAGTCGCCTACTAAGAAGTCGCCAGTAGTAATAGCTGTGTTAGCAACTAAAGGAACACCTGCAATGCGTGGCATCTCAGCACCGAAGCGGAACTGGTCAGGCATTAGATACTCACCTTGTCCATCCTTGATAAGGAGCAAGTTGAAGTAATCGTCAGGGTGAACCATGATTGCGTTAGCCATGTACTCGCCATCACGAACCTGTGCAACAGCAGACGTAAGAACATCGAAGCGGTTTACGTTGCTATCAGCTAGTGCGTCAGAGTAAGCAGAAGCATCTTCAGTCAAGCCTGTGAAAGAAGGAAGGTTTGAACCTTCTCCGTAAAGAAGCACAGAGTCCTCTTTGACACGGATTTTTTTGGGCAATCTAACACTTAAGTAGCTGGTTAACCCAGATACATCTTCCAGCATTTCACTTGTTACACGAACGTGAGAAGCAATCGTGCGAACTGGTGCATCGTTGCTTTGTAGGTCAAACGTAGTTTCGCCTGAAGCTGAACCAGTGATTTTGATTTCAGACCCATCAGAGTAGTTTAACTCTTTGATGTAACGTACAGTATCGCTTGAAGTCGTACCTGCTGGTAAGAACTCACGAACGTGCGTTAGACGGTCAGCATCGAAAATAACGCCTGGTTGGTAGTCAGGAGCAACAACGTTAGCAGAGCTAGTGTTATCCACGTAGTCAGCATCTCCATTAACGATTGCCTTTGTAGAGAACGTAGGCACGTTGAAGTTGATACCTTTGTGTGAACGCACTTGGTCAGCAAAGCCTTCTGTTCCTCTGATTTGAGATACCATGTCAGATACCCAGTTTTTAGAAACAGTTGATTCAGCTTGACGCTTCGTGCTAGACTCGATTGAATCTACTTGCTCTTGTAGCTTGTTGTAGTTAGTAGTAAGTGCAGATAGCTCGTTTGTTTTTAAGCTATCCAACTCACCATGTAGGTTAGCCTTTTGGGCTTCCATTGCTCCCTCGATTTTCTCGTCTATTTGGTTTCCGAGAGAATCAAGTTTTGCTTCTAGTAGTTCCTTGATTTCCATTGTTATAGTAATTTGATTTGTAGTTTTTGGAATGCTTCATCTATTTCACTCGGCAAGAGTTCCGCTTGAGTGGATTGCTCCGGCTCAGCTTTTTCCTGTGAGTATTGGTCAATGATGAACTGTTCTAACTGCTTCATCTGTATCTCTAACAGATTGAAGGTGTCGTCTGTGAAGTCGCCTCTACGAAAAGCCTTGCTAATCGTTTGCATCTTCTGGACAGCTTCGGTTGCAGTCATGCTCTTGAATCCTGTGAAAGGAGTGTTTTCGTTTGCTCCAAAGGTTACCGTGCTTCCCTCGTACAACATAACCTCTTCTATCTCGTTGAAGCCTTCCTTTGGTGTGTTCTTTACGGTACGAAAGCCTATGGAATGTTCGTTGATTACTCCTGCTTCGTATAGCTTTAATACATCCTCACCGTACGTAGTACCGATAATCTTGCTCTCGAAGTAAAGACCAAACTCATCCTCTTTGAGCATATACGGTTTCCCTAGTGGTTTGTTAACATCGTGCTGGTACAGGTGCATGATTCTGTTCTT